TGATAATGACTGATGAACAAAATGAAAACATGAAATATTTTGATGGAGATAATATGCTTTTGACAATTACTATTGCGGCTCTATCTGGGCTCATTGTTGGCGGCGTGTCTACTGCTGCATTTGTACACAAACGCCAACAGAATCAAAACAGCACCCCGCCAATCATTGTACAAGATCAAGTGGCAGCAGAGCAACAGGAAGTGATTAAACAGCTTACAAATCTTGATATGCTCGTGCAACCATGCAGCACAGAATATATCAATCAAAACAGTGATTTATTGTGTAGGGAAATGTATTGCAGAATAATGACGCGCGGTATTGACAGCAAAACAAGCGGCCAAGAGTGCGAAGAAATCAGCAATGTAGCCAATAGCAAGATCATTGTAAATCATTGTGAAACATTCTTAGACGATCGTGAAGAATGCTACGAGAAATACAGGGAGCGTAAATAATAAATGCAGACCTGTGACAATATGCTATATCCTATCTTGTGAGGGCTAAAACAATGCAATTTAAGCGATTCAACACAAAAGCAGAGCAAACACCAGAGGCAATAACCTTTATCGCTTCTACGGACACGCCTGATCGATATGGTGATATTGTAGATCAGCGCGGTTGGGATCTTGCTGCATACAAAAGAAATCCGATTGTTTTACTCAATCATAATCCTCAACAATTGCCGATCGGAAAAGGCCATGCGTATGTTAAAAACGGCCAGTTAATGTTAGATGTACGATTTGATAAAAATGATGATATGGCGCAACGGGTAGAACGCAAAGTGCGCGACGGATTTATAAATGCCGTGTCAGTAGGATTTCAACCAAGCGAATCAATCCAACGCAATAAATTACCAACTGATCACCCATACTATGGAAAAAGTGGTTATTATTTTCCAAAATCTGAATTACTTGAGGTTTCAATCGTGACTATTCCAGCAAATAACGAGGCGACATTGTCCAAACACTACACAGCTAATTTGACACTATCAGACATTGCAAAATCAATGCTAGTTCACAAGCATATTATTTCCATTCAAGAGCTTGAAAATGGTCACTACTTAGTAGAATTTGCTAGTCACTCTGAAGATATGGAACGCGAAGAAGACGCAATGAAAGAAGAGGAAGAAGAGCGCGAGCACACCGAAGATCACGAAGAGGAGAAATATCTTGACGATGAAGAGCGGGAGCATGACGAAGATCACGAAGAAGAGAAATATCACGATGAAGACAGTGAAGACGAAAAAGACAAAATGAAAGAAGACGACGAAGAAGAAAAACATTTTTCTTTGGATGATCTACTATTTCACTTAAAAGAGTTAAACAATTAATTTACTACCTACCGGAGATACTATGTCTATTGATGCAGTAAAACAAATAATGGGAGAGCTGAAAACGCTCCGAAATAATCAAGATGAGAAAGTTGCAGGAATTGAAAAACAAGTCAACGCCATCAAAGAAGCACAGCGAATCATGGAAGAGTCTGTATATCGTGCAGATTCAGCAGAGATCACAGGCACTGATGATCAGCTTAAAAAGTTTGTTGGTGAAGACGGATCGATCCGTTGGACAACTGGAAAAACACGCGTAAAAACTGCAACAGGCTTAAGCACTGTTACAGAGTCAGGCTTGTTGGATACTGATGAGAATCTATCTAACTGGCATGTGGAAATGAAGCGTCTTGCAAATGATCGAATGATGGTTAGAAGCATGCTTGTGGGCGACAAAAGCACCCCAAAATTGGATCTTGCTATTGCTCGTCATCTTGCTGTAGCTCCAAGATCAATCGCCGCACAAATCAGCAAGGCCAATTTTGATGGTGCTGGTGTTGGTGCTGAATTGATCCCTGATCAGTTCCTAGCACAATTGCACATGAAATTTGAAGTTCCTACAGTTGTACGATCTTTGTTTAATGAAGTGCAAATGACTAGTAATACAATGCTTGCGCCTCGCATTGATCGCGGCGGCCGTCCATACATTAAAGGGACAGTCACAAGCGATAACCCTGCTTTGTATCCAGTATCAACAGTGCAAATGGGTCAAGCTCAAATCACAGCTAAAGGCCTTGCAACTCGTTATATCCTTGATGAAGAATTGATCGAAGATTCAGCTGTGTTGTTGTTGCCAGCAATGCAAAGAATGATTGCAAAAGATATGCGTGACGCGCTTGAAGATGCCATCATTAATGGCGATGCAACCGCTACACACCAAGACGACATCGCAAATTGGAATATTCGCGAGCGTTGGGGCGCTAGCGGGCTTGGTGGCTCTAATGATCATCGTCGTTTGTTCACTGGTCTTCGAGCTGCATCATTTGACAAGTCAACCACATTGGATCTGTCAACTAGTTTGGACAAAAGCAAGATGTTACAATTGATCGCCAAGCTTGGCGAGTATGCTTCATCTGATAAAGTTTTAATTGTATCACCTGAAGCGCTTTATGAAAATCTGTTTGGATTGGACGAAGTAATTACAATTGATAAGTTTGGCCCACAAGCAACAATCTTGACGGGACAACTTGCAAGCATTTTTGGGATGCCAATTGTTGTATCTCGTTTCATGTCTGCTGATCTAGCGGCTACTGGTAAATATACCGGATCGGGAAGCACCACAGGAATGCTCTGTGTATCTCGTGAATCTTGGAACATCTTCGCACGTCGTGGAATCCAGATCGCACAAGAACAGGACATCACAAGCGGCGCATACAACATGGTAGCAACTGAAAGATTAACATTTGATTCATTGGATGCTTCAACAGTTAAAAACGTTGCATTTGGATTTAACCTATAATCATTGATTAGAAGCGGGCCGGCTTAGCTTGCTCGCTGTCTACTGGAGAAAAATTATGTCTTACTATTATCCATTAAATGTTCATTTAGAAGCTACAGGATCAAACGCTGACGAAGTTGTATTATGCTTTCATGAGCGCATTGAAGTTATCGCTTGTAAAGTAGTTGCGATTGAAGCTGATGTCACAGGACACGCTGCAAACTTTGCTGAAATCAAAGTTATTGGTAACGATAAAGCTACAGAGCTTTTTAAATACTCAACAGCAACAGGCGCACAAGGCACACTGACAGCAGATGCGCCCGCTGATCTTATTGATCTAGGGAATACAGATAAAGCGATTTTTGAGGCTGGCACAGCTCTTAAAGTTCGTTTGGGAAAATCTGGTGCTGGTGTTACTGCTGATGTTGGTGTTTCCCTTCAAATCCGTCAAGCTCGTAAATACTAAGAATCTGGATCTGTATTGTGGCTCTTGTTACAACTGACATACTAAAGGAATATTTGCCCGAAATTTCAGGAACTGGAGCAGATACAGAGCTATCTAATTTGCTGGATAGAGTCGAGGCGGCGATCGCTCGCTTTCTTGGCTATCCGGCACCTGATAGCAGTAATACACCTACGCTCGCTGTATCAACCTATACATTTTTTATCGATTCATATTGGTATACTGATATCAGCGTTTTACAGGTACCTGTAAAACCAATTGTATCGATCACGTCTGTCCATGCCGATCCAGATCGAGCCTATAGCGCCGATACTGAGATCAATGCAGATGAGTACGAGATAGACAAACAACAAGGACTTTTAATAATCAAACCTGATACAAGCACAGTTGGATTCACAAATGCATATCGTGGAAATAAAGTTGTAGGTACTTTTGGATTCACACTTTTTCACAAAGATTTGGTGCATGCGGTTTGTGTATTTGCTTCGCATCTATACAGAGCAAAAAGCAGCCAAGGCAAGAAAAGCCAGTCAGTTAGAAACGCGACTACAACCTATTCACCAAATGTAATGCCTGACGAAGTCCGTCAAATCTTGTATCCATATCGAGCAAGTCAGCTAATCATTTAGGGGGCCGCATGGATTTTAATGATCTATCGCCACAGATGAGAGGCGCAAAAAAACGGCTATTGAATCAACTGGAAAAGCGTTTAAAGATCTCAGCTCTACAGATGGAAGCAAGATCGAAACAAGTTGCTTTTTCGCGCTTCAACAATCGTACAGGGCGACTACGTCAAAGCATCGCGGGACGGTTTGTTGTAGTAGATGGAAAGCCGACAGCGATTCTCCAAGCGGGCGGCCAGTTTGGCG